CTAAGGAACTCGTCGTTACTAATCCCGATAAGCTTGGCAACCTCGTCGGAGGTTTGCGCCAAACGCAAAATAGCCGGAATGTCCCGCACGGAAGTAATGCCCAGCTCCCTTAGCGTGCGCTCTGCCCTGGGACCCTCATCGTTTATGCCTCTAAAGAAGTCCTGTAAAACCCGGCCTGGCTGGGTGCCCCAATCCGAAACAAACTCTTCGGCTGTTCTCCCCGTCAAACGGCCAAACTCGGTGACGCCTCGCCCGCCTTCGACAGCGGACTTTCCAATGTTGCTAAACAGGCGTGTGACGTTACCGCGTGCAAGCTCTGGCTTGATGCCTACGGATGCCATGGCGCCAGATAGTCCAATAATCTCAGGGGCAGTGAGGCCCGCCAAGTTACCCATAGAAGCAATCTGTGTGGACACCGAAACAATTTCAGATTCCGTGGACACAGAACTGATACCTACAGCCAGAATTGCGGAACCAAGCTTCTCGAACTGGCCATCAACACCGTCAATGAGCTGATTAAGGCGCCCGAACGCGGTCGCGGCAGCATCCACTGTTAAGTCCGTGGTGGCAGCAAACTTAGCTACCGACTCAGTAAAGCTAGCGATATACTTTTCCGCAATGCCGAGCTGCCCAGCCAACGCTGCGATGTTCGTAATGTCTTCCCAAGAAATAGGGGTGCTTTCGGTAATCTCCTGGAGCTCTGCACGTAACTCTTGTGTGGAACCCACCACCAATTCGTTAGTTCTAATAACGTTTGCGAAAGCCCGTTCATACTTGATGGAAAGGGCCACAGGCGCTATGGCCACAGCGGCAAAAGCGACCGATATAAGACTAAGAGTGTTTCTTATGTCATAGAGTGCGTACCTAAGAGCCGGAAGGCTTTTGCCCGAGTCGCCGAACTCCCGGAAAGATGAAGCAAGAGTTTTCGCGCCCCCACTGGCCGTTATTGCGGCCTGGCCAATCTCGTTAATAACTCCTACCGCTTTTTTGGCGGAAGCAGCTAGTTTGGCATGACCAATAGTGATATCAATGTTCACTTCTGGGTCATTTGCCATATATATATTCTACCGCATAGCTACTTTTTCCCCTGTAAAATTTGGGGCTCCTGGGGCCGTCGTCTAGGTTCCTGGGGGCCCTTCTTCGCTTCTTGCTCCTCAAGCCACTCTTGCCTTGTTGGCATCGCACCCTGGTCCATTGTGCGGGGCTCCGCAATAAAGTACAGGCCGTGAGACTTGGTTTTCTTCTTGCCGTCTATTTCGGAAGCCTTCTCGACTGCGGCACGAGACTTAGACACTCTGCCTTTAGCGTCAAAAGTGACACGGTCGGACTCGTCCCACCAGATAGGCACGCCGTCCCGATACCAGTCCTCTAGGAGGTAGTGAGCTTTGATGAGACGGTAATCCCAAAAGGTCCACTTCTTGTGAGACGGGTCACTGAAAATAACCGCCGTCGGTGGGTGCCCTATGCTCGCGGCAGCCTTGAGGAACGTTGCCAGGAACCTGTTTTGATTCCAGGTTAGGGCTTCGCTAAAAAATCTTCGCCCGTTTCCATCACGAATAATGCGGTAGCGTCGCGGAGCTTCTCGATAGCTTTGTTGATTGCAATAGAGGCGCTCAAAGGAAACTGATTGCGTACCTGATTGATGGTACTGTAAGCGAAGTCCGTTTGTTCGTTGCCTTCAACGTCAACTATTTTTACAATGTGTTCTTGCCACAAAAAGTCGGTGAACAAGTCGTCGCGTTGAGGCGAATCTTTCTGCTCTTTCTTTTTGCCACCAGCGAGAAGTCCAGCCATAGGGTCTTCTTTTTCGTATTCGATTGGATACTTTTTCACAGCCTTGCGGTAAGTTTCTTCTCTCGAGCCCTCAGCAATGCCCACAAGGTGCACGGTAAGCCCCGAAGCAGTAATCTTTTTAGTGAGGGATTCTTTTTCTTCGTAGAGAGCCTCGATGATTTTTTTGGTTTTTTCGCTCTCCCCTTTGAGTCCAGTTTTGTTTTCTTGCTCCTCAATCTTGTCTTTCACTTCGGAGATAGCATAAATGGCGTTTTCGTCCATGTACACTGGGACCTGAGTTTCGGGGTATCCGCGACCTTTCAATACGGAAAGGATATCAAAAACGCCTGGCGCCTTTACAGCATCTACCGCTTCACGGATTTCTTCGTAATCTGATTCTGTAGACAATTTTCCTCCTGGTGGTTTGTACCACGATACTACCATGGGCAAAGAAAAACCCCCGCCGAAGCGAGGGCTTTTCCTGTCGGGTAGTTCCTATGCGACAGTAACCGCACAAGTATCAGTGGTGGCACCAGGGGAGGTAGCAGTGATTGTTGCGGTCCCGGACGCTACGGAGGTGACAACGCCAGCCGAAGAAACGGTGGCAACTGCCACGTCACTTGAGCTCCACGTTACGCCCTTGCTGTAGACACGCCCACCAAAAGTTGCGGCAAGAACGTCGAAGTCGCCAGCGTCACTGGAAAGGGTGTCGGGAGTGACAACTACATCACCGGCGCCGACGATTGCGCGAACCGCATAGTCACCCTGGGGGAGCATAGAGACCGTGTAGCGGAAAGCTTCTTCGCCAGTAACGGACTCAGCAAACCCATCAGTAATTACTTTGAGAACGTGAACCATGTTGCCGTCAGCAGCAGCCTTATTGGAAGGTTCCGTGCCATCGATACGCATAACAACGTATCCCAGCGTGCGGGGCGTGTCAATAAGGTCGTAAGTCAACGAGTAGGCGCTGTTTGCGTCATCGAAGCTCTGAGGGTAGTACATGGACATGTTGCCACCCCAGTTAGCGTAACCACGGTCTGCGGTTTTACCAAGAGCTGTGATAGCAGGGTCATCAAGTTGGTTAGAAGCTTGAAGCCCGAAGTCCAAGTCGTTCCACGAGATAGCATCCGAAATGTCAACAGAAGCGTTGATTTCAGCCGCAGTGGGGTTCTTGTAGTCCGAGAAGGCGCTAGGGATAGCCCACCAGATGCGAATGTTTCCGCTTGAAGGAACTTTTACATCAGTCATTATGAAGCCACCTCGTAGTTCCAGTTAGTGAAATCGTTGTTCAGGAAGGACTGTACCATTCGCGTATTCTCGCCGGAGCCGATAGCGTCGATACCAAAGTCAGTTTTTACGCCAACCATTTTGATTCGGTCCCCAGTCGCGAAGTCAACATCGCTGGCGCTTCCCACTCGCATGACCGCGATGTAAGCAACATCGGGGAATGCCATCAGGTTGAACGCTGCGTTGAACACTCCAGTTGCCGCAATGTTAGCGTCGCGGAACATCTCGAACACAACTTCGGGGTTATACAGTGTAGGCGTAGACACGTTCCCTACGTCACAAAAAGTGACAGAATCGTCGGTGTCTGAATCGCCAAGCGTAAATGTGGTTCCGTCTTCGTTTAGGGCGCAAGTAACGTTAGTTACTAGAGCCGATGCGTTCAGCTCCGCTGCGGTGGGGGCTGTGCGGTCTGCGAAAGCCTCCGGGTAAGCGAGACAGAACTTAATGTTTGCGCGATAAACTCTAGTGTTAGTCGTCATTAGTTCTCTTTCTCAATATCGGTTTCGGTTTCCTGCTCTTGAACTACCTCTAGTTGTCTTTTCCGAAGAAAATTCAACCCGGAGCGTTGCTCATCTTTCTCGGCCACGGTGCCTGGCTGATACATTACCGGATTGTACGGTTTTGCGTCAGAACCAACGGGGACAAGAATGTCTTTATAGTTAGGGTGGGCAAGAATCCTGGGGGTCACGTCACAAATCTGACCGGACACAGTGTTTAGGGCAAGTACCATATATCTAGTTTACCATCACCTACGGGGTTATATTAGAATTTGGGTTATCCGAATTGAAACGGAAGCTGAGAGTGCCTATCCCCAAGTATAGGTGCGGCACGGCGTTCGAATCTAGGATGGGAAAAACGGACTCCCCGAGCTCCGGCGTCAACGATGCACCATTGGTTATTTTCCATCCGATGAGGCCATCCAAAAAGTAGTTCAAAACTTGCCTGGCTATTTTTGGGTTGGGCGCCACAGAAATAATGTCAAACTTGGAGAAGTACTCATCGTGTCGGACGCCAGCAAACGAAGTGTTTTGTTCGCTCCGGTTCAAGCCGCCCCAGCGAAGAACAACAAATGGTTTGGTTTTGTTGCTCACTCGCAAGATTGCCTCATCGTCGAGAACTTGGTCTTCTTTTATCGCAAAGTTAGGGAAAGCGGTGGCAATGTGTGTCTCAATTTCTTCTTGAATGGAAACTAAATCTATCCCGTTCATATTCTTTTCATCTCCTGAACAATGTTTTTGATGTACTGTTTTTTGAGTTTTGGTATCATCTTCTCCAGGTCAAACCTGGTGTCACGAATAGCAAACATTCCCTTAGTCATGTTGAACTCACCATTGGGGAGCATCCTCAGAACGGGTTTCCCACCCTTGACTCTTAGCGCACCACCGGCGCTGTACGCCGCCTTGAACCTGTTCTTGAATCCGCTTTCCTGGTATCTGTAATACTTGGGAACGCTAGACTTAATCCAGCCCACAAGAATCCTTGTTTTGCTTTTGAAAGCAACCGTCTTGTAGCTCACCGAGTTGTACATCTTCCCCGTGCGTCTCCTACCAGAACCCTTGTTTAGCCCAGCGGACTGTGCGGCCCTGCTAAAAGGCGTCTCGCTTTCGATAATGTACTTCTTGATGCGCTTTTCGCCAATATTACCAATTTCCTTAGCAAGGTTCTCGGTCTCTTTCATAATCAACTCAGGGAGAGCAAGAATTCTGTCGTTCACCCTTTGCTTCATCTTCTCGTTCAAACGCATTGAAAAAGACACTACGCGGGCGACTTCACATCAGCGTCGCACTCAATGGTTCTATTCCACCCGTAAGACGAATTGATTGCCGACCGGACAACAAGTATGAGGTCCTCGAGAACTGCGTCCTCGCCCCCGCTAGTGACTCTCACCTGCATACCCTTACGCACGAGCCCCAGGGTGGCGTCATAAGGAACCTGCACCATAACGCCCTGTATGGACCCCTGAGTAACCTCTAGCTGTGGTGTGGAAGAAGAGCGGACAGGCTGAATGCGTGCCTTCCCGGACCATACGATTGTTTCCGTGGTGGCCCCGTAAGTGTTCGTCGCCATATCCCAAGTCTGCTCACGAAGGTTCGTGTCAATCACTTCCACTTGAGCGTTGTACCAACCCTCGACAACGGAACGCATCTCAACCGCAATTTTATGGAAGTCGATAACCGCGTTTTTGTAGATGGCCACGCTAGTTCCACCAAGGGTAAGTGTCCGCCGTACCATCATCGTCTTCGTCAACAAACATTTTTATCATCTCAAAGTATTCGTTTGACTCATCCTGGAGCGCCTCTTCGCGCAACTGGGCGGCAAGCTTGCGTAGGGACTCGGCAATCTTATCGCCGTTTACCGTCAGGTCATCAGACGACCAAGACTTGAGAAGCATGGCCTGAGAGGTCGCAAGAGTTTCAAGACACCTGGCTGCCGCAAGCTTAGTGTTGTCGCCGTACATTGTGAGAAATGCAGCAATCTCGTCATCGCCAAAGTACATGTACGTACCTTCACCAGCATCAACACTCTCAGCTTGCGTATCCCCAATTAGTACACGAACCTTGCCTACGTCACTCGTGTAGTCTGCGGGGAAAATTCCTGTGTTAGCCATGATTCTATTTTACACCACTTAAGCAGATTTCGACCCGGAGCCAGGAAGGGGGTTAGGCTCAACGGGTCGAAATCCTACAGCAGGAGGGAAGCTGTTAGCTCCATCATAGCAAAGAAAAACCCCCCGAACCGCAATGGCCCGGGGGGAATTCTTTTTAGTGCTTAGGAGCCGGCACCTGTCGAGACGCGAAGCCCATCTTTGAACATGGGGATGGCCTGCACGATGTGACGGATACGAGTCTGTACATCGTCTTCCTCGAAGCTACCTTCACGGAAGGGGACCTCTCCGCCACCGAGGCTAAAGTGTCCGCTGTCCTTGATGGAGATAAGGGGGGTGCGAGCACCAGACAAGAATGTCTGCCAGAAGTGAGGACGGGGGAGGTTCTGAGGCATAACGAACCAGAACGCATCAGTTGTTCCGCCAGAGACAGTGTCCAGGGCGTTGAACTCGATAGGCGAGTAAGGAGAAGTAAACAAACGAGGGTCGAATGTGCTTTCCGTGTCACCTACAGTCCTAACAATTTGCTGAACAGCGAACATGTCGCGAACAGTCAAACGGAGAGCCGAGCCGTAAACCAACTTAAAGTCAGTTCCGAGTACGCGGTCGCCGTCAACGGTGTCCGTGCGAGATGCTGTCATAGCAGTATCCAGAGCGGCAAGGGACAAAGCTGGGTTTCCAGCAATTCCTTTTCCGGTGAATCCTGTTCCGATTGCGCCAGCCGTAGTGACAAACAACTTGGCCAAGGAAATATCTTCCTGGCGAGCTGCGGCACGAGCAAACGCCGTGGTCATCTCACTGATGATGTTGAAGTCACCGGTGCGGCGAAGAGTTTCAAACGACAGGCGGACGCGAACACCCTTTTTGCCTTCGAACTCTTTCTCGACCTCGCTCGTGGTGAACGGAACTGCCTGGTACTCTTCATATTCGCCTACGGAAGGAAGGCCACCTGCGATGAACTCTTCTCCACCGCCTGCGGTGATGTGAGTAGCGTCGATGTTGAAGTTACCGAACTTGATTTTCCCGAAGTTATCTTCGGTCCTTTCGTCGGCAATCTGGTCCCACACGTTTACCTCAGCGGCATACTTCGCAAGGAAGGTGACGTTGACGATGGGCTCAAGCAGGCTAGGAATGTCGCTGGACGAAATACCTTCCTGGAGAGTCAGTTTGGCACGCTTGTCACCGGCGAGCGCGGCAGTGAAAAGCTTTGCAGCTTCCATCTGACGCGACGTGGTGCGCTCTTCGATGGCCGTTACGGCCTCTTGTACTTTTACAATGCTGGGCATTAGTCAGTCACCTATTCTTAGTTGTTGATTCTGACGAGGACCGTGCCGGCGGTTCCGGCCTTGACGGCTGCGGCGCGACCAACGAAGAAGTTGTCGGTTGCAGTCGTGGTCAACGCAGTACCCCAGAGAGCCTCGCCTGCAATGTAGAGAGCGTCTCCGATTGCGGTAGCGTCTGCCGTGGTCCCACGGAATACACCAATCTGACGAATGGTGGCGTAGTGGTTCGTGTCAGCGCCAACCTTTGCGTCGGTCTCGGCAACACCGTGCAGTCCGTTAAGGTGCACGAACATGCCCGACCGGACGGCGGTGTTGACTTGGTACTCCACAGAGAAAGCATCTTTGTAGACTTCGTTCAGGGCCATTAGGCACCAACCTTAATGTTTGCGATGCTGGAAAGGGTCTCGCCTTTTCCTCCACCATTGATGATGAGAGCTTCTTCGATTGCCCTGGGGGAAGACTTTGCTTCCTCTTTGAGGTGAGCTTTCACGGAGTCAACGTAAGCCTTCTGGCTTTCGATGGCTACAGTAATGTCCACACCGGCACGAATAGACTCGTAGACAGCCTTACGAGAAATCTGGGGGAGGTCGGCAGCGACCAACGCTTCGGCAACAGCCTCAACATTAATCTCTTCCTTCTCTTCCACTTCCTCGACAGGGGCCATAGCTTCTACGACAGCGGTTGCAATGAGTTGAGGCAAAGCAGCAATCTGGTCGCTCAGTTCTTGGATTTCCATATCTGAGTATCCTTCTTCTTCATTTATTGTTGAGACTACGACTATCGGAGGCGTAGCACTTGTTTCCGAATCGAGAACTTCTTCCTCGATGGAAATTTCTTTTTCCGCAGAAATCGATACTGCGGCTTCGTAAAGCTTTGCTTCAAGCTTTGAGCCCGGGCGCCCGGCGTAAGACACCAGGTCAACTGAGTTTTGAATGTTAGCGTGGAGACTGGTGACTTCAAATTCTCCAGAGTCAGCCTCGTCGCCTTCGCCCATTGCGTAGATAGAGAGGCCCGTGTGCGGGGCCACTGCCTCAACAAACTCTTTCCAGTGGGGCATGATGTCAATTTCCCCAACAAGACCAATACCTTTTTCGTAGTAAGCGTCTTCCGCCAGCGTGCCGATTAGGTTCTTGGCAGAGCGGGATTCTTCGTCGGAGCGGGGGTGGTCCACGTAAGAGTGAGTGCCCTTGGGGAAAGCCACTGCGCCATATTTGGACAGCACCGACTCGCTATAGACACCCGTAGAGCCGCTACCCGGGGTGATGAGTACAGCTCGCCAGCGATTGCCTACCTTAGTGGGTGCGCTTGACTGCTCAATAAGAATTTTAGACATTGTGTCAATGATACCACGCACTAGCTATTGGATAGATAAACGATAGCGGATTTTAGCCTGTCTACATTATCATCAAAATTTGCAATGCCCAAATTGCAAGAGCGGCAAAGTAGCCCCCTTACTTCTTGCGTGACATGGTCGTGGTCAATGGACAAGTTTGTCGTTTCTTTTCTGCCACATATTTTACAAGAAAAGTTTTGCTCCACCAGTAATTTTTGGTAATCGACTAAAGATATTGAATACCTTCTTTCGACGGTGTAGTGGTAGCGACAAAGTTTCTTTGCATAAAAAACATCGACGCATCCTTCCATTGAGCATTGACAATCACTAAACTCTCCCGCGTTTCTTGCCGCTTGATAATGGTTTCCGCAATACCCTCTTTTCTTGAAGGCCAAATCGCAATCCTCGACAGAGCAACGCTTCGGAGCCCTGTCTCTGTTCTTCGCGAAGGCACCCGATTTCCAAAGTTTATGGTAATGAGTGGAGCAATGGCCCCGACTTACGGGTTTTCCGATGCAGTTTTCAAATAGGCACATATCACAATAATATCACGATATTCTTACCTAGGGTCGTCTTGCCTGTCCCGCATGATATTATCGCCGTCCGAAAGGTCACCATCGCCAGTTCCAGAGTTACCTTGTGAAGTTGAATTGTTGTTAGGGTTTCCGGCACCAAGTGTTTGCCCATCGTTAGCAAAGCTTGATGCGTTGTTCGGAACAAGGGCACCAACCGGCACGAGGCCGGGAGCCTCAATACCAATCTGCTCCGCGAAAGCTTCCTGCATAATCTCAGGGTCAAACAGCCCGCTCATCCACGCGGTCGCAAGGGACTGAATCGTGCGGTACGCCGGGTCAACAATAATGTTGTTGAACGTAACAGTAGGCGCTTTGACCCCCATGATTTTGAGCACACGGGTGAAGAACTCTTCCCAGCTACCCTGGCGCGTGTACGCGGCACTCAACGTGGGCTGGTCAATAACTTGAGAACCGCCCCCACCAGTGTCTTCGCTTCCAGCCAGTAACGCTTTCACCCCGACCTCAAGAGAAGTTGCGGTCATCGCGGCCAAAGGCATACCGGTCGCAAGGTCCACCGCGTTCGTCCTCGGCATAGAAGAAAGCTCAATCCCTGCACCCGTTACCGCCGTCGCAGCAACATCTTTGTTCTTTGTCAGCTTCGCAGAAATGTTTTTCCCACCCTTAGTGCTCTTGGTGGTCACCTGCCAAGCAATAGAAGCCAAAGCTTTCAGCATCTTCGAACCATCTTTGAGGTACTCCGAATACGCCCAAGCCCAAGGAAGTGCTGGCAAAGAATCGGGGACACCCCAAAGCTGCCCCGTGTCATCATTAGCTTTTATGTCAATAACAAAAGAGTTTCGTTGCACCGGAATACCCTGAATCATTGATACAGGTTTTTCAACATGGTCAACGGGATACCACGCCTTAGTCAGCGTATAAAGAATGCCAGTAGCAGCACTACTGTCCACAACCCCCTTTTGGTACTCGCGTTCGTAATAACGAATTGTTTCAGGGTCATCCGGGTCCGTAGCGAAACCAGATATTTCCGCAAGAGGAATTCGGCTAAAAAGTTTAGTGGTCTTATTGTAAACAACAAAAAAGTTTCCGTCAGTGAATAGAGCCTTCTCGTTTTTCTTGCAAGCATCTTTGCTAAACAAAACTTTACGGTTCACTGGGTTATCAATAATTGCCTGGTGCCGGGGCGCTAACGGTTCCCCATCGGAAGCCATCTTAAAGCCACGACCAAACACATAGCCCGCACGAAGGGCCGCCCCCCGCTTGAGCAAAGAGTTAGAAGTCGTCTGTTTTCGTGCACTCGCGGAAGCCTTTTTTATGTCAACAAGCAACATGCCGCTCTGAGCGTACTGGTTTAGCGGAGTCCAACCTTGGTCTTCAAAAGCCAAAGTCGCTCTCGCCATGGCCGCATAAGTCTCAGTGAGTAACGTATTGTCCTCAGAAAGCTTATCAATCTGCTCCAAAAGAGCCTGAGAATCCTTCGAAGTGCCCATAAAAGTGTCTAAAATACCCATGGAGCTATCTTACCAGTAGTTATGGGCTACCAGTAAGTGTCAGTGTAGAAAGCGTGCTCCTCTTCGGAATCATCCGTACCCACAACGTCCCCCGGAGAAACACCATAATCGACATGGCTAATGGTGGCCAGAATTGCGGCATCCAAAGAGTCAGGCGAAGCAATGCCCGCCTTTTTCATATCATCCTTACTTGTCATAAGAATGGCGCCACTAGCATTGAACTTGTACGTTTGCGTAATCATCTCCTCACGCAAACCCTTATCCTCAAAGTCTAGGTCAATGCTCCCGTTTGTAACGAGTTCTCGGAACGTGTCGTAATGCCACGCACGAGCGTTCGCCCAACGAGCCGTATCAGGCGAAGAGTTTGACCCATTAATAGAACCAACAGAATAAACGGCGTTATCAAACTCATCCAAACGCAAAAGAGCATCGACGACACCACCACCCACACCATTGACGTCCACGTTGAGGATTCCGGCCATGAGTCTTTGCGTGTGTCCATGAGCTCTCCTAGCTGTTTCAATAGTGTCCAGTTTAGACCACCTATCAATAATTCTTAGCCGGCCACCCTGGTTGCAATACAGTACGTTCTCGTCCGCACCATAACGCGCCACGTCCAAGCCCAACGTAATACTCTCATCCCCATCCTCCGGTATATCCGTATCCACACCAGTATCAATCGCTTTCTGCGAAAAGAATGTGTTGTCGGCCTCATCGGGGAACTCCCCAAGCACCTTCGACTTGTACCGTGCGGACTCAATACCCCAAGCCCTTTTCTTGTGCTCCACCCACTCCACACTTGTAAGCCCATCAAGCATCGCTTGTTGCTTCTCCGGGTCCTCGTACACAATTTCCCCGGTGAATGTGGGGAGGTCATGCACCCCAATAGTTTGCCGGTTCCAGTCCTGCATCAAGTTCGGGTCAGTGAAAATCTTGTGGAACTCGGTGCCACGATTGTCCGGGTTACCAATAACCAGAATTCCCGAATTGGCACCAGTGGCTACCGCCTCCGAAGCCGTAAACATTGCTGCCGGCAAACCGCCACCCTCATCCAAAAAAACTTTCGTGTTCTTCTTACGTGTCCCCTGGAACGAGTTTACAATGTCTTGGTCAGGTGGTCGCTTCCCGAACACAAGGAACTCAGCGCCCTCTGGTCCGTCTAGCTTCCACGCCAGCGTCTCGGTAATGCGACCGGGGAGCTCGAGCCCGCGAGCTTTGGCCATACCCTTATTGACTTTGAGATAGGCGAAGATAACTTTCTCCACCTGGGACATGGTGGGCGCCGACACTATGCACAACGTGTCAGCCGGGACACTCGTGGCCACCGTCCACGTAATAAGGTCTGCCACGACCGCAGACTTCCCACAACCGTTAGCGGACTTGACCGCTGTGCGAGTGTTGTCCATAAAGCTCTGGGCCACCTCGGTCTGCTTCGAGTACCACCTCTTGCCGAGCACGTCCCACAGCCACGCGGCCGGGTCATCCTGGTACAAACGCAAACGGGACTTGTGGCGCATTTCCTTCATGGCCTCATCAAGCACTTGCTCAAAGTAGGTTGGCATCAAGAATCTTCCTAGCCCTTTTCAGTCCCTCTTCTACCAAATCGTCAATGTCCCCATCCTCGGGCACCCCGTCAAAAGCTCTGAACCCCACGATAATGTATTGCAGGGCCGAATCAAAGGCTTCTGCGAAAATTTTTGCGTGAGCGGTCGTTATCCGGTTGATATCATCATCAACAAGTTTCCTTCGAGAATCCAACCTCTCACTCATAAGCTTCAACGACCTCAGCACCACGTTCGCCACGGCAGCAAAACCGTTAGGGTCCTCTACCTGGTCAAGCATATCGTTGGCTTTATCCTTGAGTGACACTGCCTCCATCAGAAGCAAACGTTCCTCTTGGCGGTCCGTCAACCAGTCTTTACTGTCCAGCAAATACGTAATGCGTTCCGCGACATACCCGGGCTCCAGGCCGGTGAGCTCCGCAATCTCCATCGGCGACTTCCGTGCGTGACTCAGTAGCTTTTTATCGAGCGAGCTTTTTTCCACTTCCATGCAAAGAGTCTACCATTGTGCTACA